TACGTCTAATCTAAAAGTACCTAACTTCCAGTCTTCAGACGTTGTTGTATTTGCCACTTTCATAGCGATTGATCTTGCTCTTAATCTTGTATCTTTTTTAGTTGTAGTTGAATCAACACTGTAGTTTGTAGTCGTTCCAGTGCTGTGTGGATAATCTCTAGTTGTAAAACTAATTTGAGTATTACCTGTTTGTAAAATAAAGTCGGGTATAAATCTACTAATTCTCATAATGTATTCTCCATCTCCTCTAAGGTCAGGCATCCCTACAGAACTACCCTGTGAAGATTTTTTCTGTGTTATATCAAAATCTCCAGAAGTAATAGTTCCAATCACAGCTGTGGTAACTCCACCAGCCAGTACTTGATCGGTCCCTATTTCCTGGTTATAGTATATAGTAGTTCCGTCAGTATTACCAGTGACATCGAATGAGGCATGGTCACTTGGGTTATAGTATGTAGCATGCGGTTTAGAAAAAACCGATGAATCAGTCCACGCTGTTCTTGGTAAAGTCCCTGTTGTCCAGATCGGTCTTTTAAGAGTAGAGTCTAAATAGTTATAAGAAACTATTCTGTTAACGGCATCCGAGGCTTCAGTGCAATAGAACCAGTGAATTTCTCCAAATAGATTATTTAAGCCACAGTTTACCAGGTCTCTAGAAGTTGAGTTTAAGTCCCCATAAACATGGTCTTCTACTAAACACGGCATAGATTTTAATTGACCATCATATGCAAAGAACCCGTTTTCAGACATCCAATAGGCTGTACCATCTACTTCAACGTTAGCATTCTTTCCTATTAGTCCACAGTTAGTACCTACCTGCTCAAACGAGAAGGTAAAAGGTTGACCAACGAATTTCATAAGGAACAATGCAGTGTCAGTCCAAACATAAATAGCATCCCTACCTTTGATAGCGCCCATAATCTTAGAGCCATCTGCAAGCCTTTGTGTGCCTGCGGTGTTGTTTGCTTTAACGGTATATGAATCAGATGCATTGATACTCTCTTGAGAAGAGAATCTTATAAACATATCATCTTGAGTAGAAGTATCTGCGACAGTTGTTTCTGTTCCAAAAAATACTAAGTGTCTGTCAGGAGTAGAAACTAAAACGTGTCTAGATTTTGTAGGAGCATTAGCTAATAGGGTTGCTCTTATACCTGTAGCCCCAGTTGCTGACGCATCCCATTCAAAGCATGCACCATTATATATAAGTGCTATTAATTTTGTTCCATAGTTATCTAATACCCATAAACCTGGATCAATTGTAAAGTCAGCAGAAGAAGCTTCGCCCCATGCAACATAGCTAGATATGTTTAAAACACTATCACCACCACTATGCGACGCTTTGGTTGTACCATTAACTTCTCTAGCACCACCACTTAAAATATTAGTTGTCGTATTATTAGCTGTAAAACTTATATCTTCTGTGCCTATTCTGATTTCACCTGTTGATGGAAATGCAGCAGAGTTGGTCAAAGGAATATCGGTTACAGTGTCATTAATACCAGCAGATAGAGTTGTAGTTGCAGGTCCTAACGCAGTACCTCCGAACAATGCTGTACCCCAACCATAGCCCCCTAATTGTTGGGCCGGTCCAACTGTATAATAACATAAAGCAGAAGCAGACCCACTGGCAGACAAAGGTGTTCCTGCTTCTTGAGTAGCCATCGTAATTGTAAAAGTTGTTGTAGTAGGGATTGAAGCGACCATAAATTTTTCATCTTCAAAAGTAGCGTCAGTGAAAGTAGAACCTACTGCAGTAACTCCACTAACAGCATCAAACATAACAATATCATTCTCACCCAACCCATGACTTCCAGTGCAATTTACTGTTACTGCTGTTTTTGAAGATGTACTTGTAAAAGTACATCCTGTTAAAGTAGTTCTGATAGGGTGTATGTCATAAAAAATACCCCCAGAGTATGCGTATAAAATTCTATTAGTTCCTATTGCTGCGTATTTAATACCAGCATTATCATCCCAATGATGAAGAGCTCTAGCCGCTCCAGTTAACTTATCGTCACCTAGTTGAATCCAACCACCTATTTTTTCTGGAGTACCATATCTAAAACGAACATTGTCGCCTTCGTACCATTGGCCTTCGGCCCCAGTCTGTGTGACTTGTTTATTGAATCCAGGTAAAAAACCTAACTTTTGTAGCATATAACTCCATCATATTATGTATTCCTTATTGGTGGAACACCTAACATCGGCCTTTTGTCGAACCTGTTCTTTTCCGCAAAAGGACCATTTACATGGTTATAATGAAGAAACACTTGTGCGCAAGTATTACCTTCAAACGGTTCTCTCCAATGCTCTAACTCGCATCCACTGTATACTAACATATCTCCTACTTCAAGTAAGACTTTAGTGCCTTCTGGGGCATTGGGTTTATGTATATTTTTATATTCATCGATGACATTATTTGATCCTGTGCCATCTATAAATATAGGCCAAGGATCTCCCCCTAAATTAAGGGTGGTTGATATCTCACAACTAGGTCTGTCTTTATGTCTTTTTAAAATATCTCCATTTTTATATATTCTTGCATAAGAATAGGTAGGGATTAAATCTAACCCCGTCTCTTTCTTCATAACTGGAAGCATTTTAACCAATAAAGTCTCCATTACATGATCTGCATAATGTGAATAGGTATTGGGGATCTGTTTATCGGTCCATGTACCAAGCATCCCATTGTCATAAGTTACATTGTTTTTATACATCCAATCAACAGCATCTCTTTTAAGTAAGAAATAGTTAAAGATAAAGTTAGCTAGCTCATAGCTAACTGCGCCTTTGATTACTTGATATTTATTGAACATCTGTATGCCTATATTGTTTTTTTTCTTTTACTAATAGATCTACAGTATCATTAGGTAATACTTTAATTTCAAATTCTTCCATACCTAATTCTAACCCTGCTATATATCTTCTCATACCTATACATATTTTATACATATTATTTTCTTCAATACATAAAATTGGATTTATCATTCCTTTTTCCCCTATATCATCTCTTAATTTTTTATAGCTATCACTATGTCTTTGACGCTCTTGACCTTCTAAAGTATTTAAATTTTTATTACACTCTCTAAACCTCATTTTATCTTTGTGTGCTATCATTCAAACCCTCTCTGTATAAAATTAAAACTTACTGATATTCTTATATCATTGGATTCATTGGGTTCAACAGAATGCCACAACCATGCAGGAAATATAATAATCCTACCCTCCATAGAATCTAAGTGTGTTTCTCTCCATAAATGTTTAGGGGGTTGACCTTTTTTTCGTGTAGGCATACAGGTTTGAATACCTGGACGTGGATCATTACAAACTAATTTACCACAGTTGGGTGGAGTCTTTACATAATATACACCACTAAATAAACCGTTAGGGTGTATATGAGGTTTATTATAGCCACCTTGATAATTAATATTAGCCCACATATTACCAAGTATAGGTTCTTTATCTAACCATTCTTCTTGAAAAACTTCAAGTACCATTTTAAATAATTCATCTACCAATGGTTTAAAGACAGGAATATTATGCATATCAGTTTGACTATGCCACCCATTGACATTTGTTTTTTTAACTCCTGAATCTTTTTTAGACCATTCAATGATCTCTCTTTCAAATAATCGATTGTCTAACTGTACATCTTTACCATATATGGTAGTTGGAAAAAATTCTTCTTTAATCATCTAAAAGGTTTTCCTCCGAACCAGACAACTAAAGATTGTCTCATTCCTCGTTTAACAGGATTAACTCTATGATTTAAAAATGATGCAAAACAAATAGCGTGTCCTTGTTTTAAGTCTGCAAATTTACCCGGTGCCATTAATTCTAGTTGACCTCCTTCAAATTCTTTAGGATCATTTAATAATAATGTCATTGATATTTTTCTAACAGGTGGTTCGTGTTGCATGTTTACATCACAGTCCATATGCCAATCATAGAATCCTCCTTCAGGATATTCTGTAAACTGTGCGTTCTCTGTAATTCTAACATCACCAAATCCAAAATGATTTTCATTAGCTTTTTGAATAAATAAATTTAGATCCTGATACATGTGTCCCATTTCTTTAAATGGAATCCAACTGATGGTAGTTACTCTTTTCTTCGTATCAGTACCTCCGCCAGGTTTATTCATTCCTACCTGTGCGACTTGTGGTTTCTGTGCTCTGCCCGATGCAATAATCTGATTACATTGATCGGGTGTAAATAATGGAGTAGTTGTTTGAATGATCCAGCTTTTCCATTTAGGTTCTGTTATAATTTTATTTTCGTACATTAAGTTACTCCTCTATTTCTTATAGGATCATACTGCACATCCATATTGGCTGCCAGTGTTCTCCTATATCCTGGTCCATTAAATGGGTACACGCAATGTCTCATATCATATGGAAATATATAAAAGTCTCGTTCTTTAATATCTGGTTGGTAATCTACGTTTGCAAAATGTCCAGAAGCTGCACCTAGTATTTGTAATCTACCATTTTGTGGTTGATGAGGTGATGAGTATTCTACACCATAAGACTCTGGTAATTTTAAAATCATCACACTTGATAAGCCTGTGAACAATGATCCTTGGTGCACGTGCACTGGATTGTATTCATGTTCAAACATAGTGTTAACCCATATAGAATTTAAATGCATTTCATATTGTTTAATTTTATTCCAATTTAAATAATGTTTAAAACATTCTTCAAACCATTGTAATACATGGTGTGGTAAATGATTGTGCCGAGTCATTTTTTCACTATCTTCACCATTAAAAAATAAACTATGTTCTTTTTCAATTTTACCAACTAATTGTTTGTTAGCAGGTTTTAACTGTGGATATTTATTTTCATAAATATGGTTGATTATATCATAAACATCCAAAGGCACTTGATATTTTAAAACGGATTGTCCTAAAAATATAAATTTAAAATTTGATATGTCCATATTTTTCTCTAATGCTTTGAGGTATTTTTTCAATATAAGGGTTATATGTTTTTTCTATTTTTTCTTTCTTCACTGTATGCATACCTTCTCCTACCACAGTATCATCATAACTTAAACCATTAATATTAATTTGATCTAGATCAAGAAATCTATGATTAAAATAAGGCTCACCTAAAAATTTATATACTTTTTTAATTTCTTCTTCGGGACTTTGACAAAGGTCATCATACTTTATAAAGTGACAAATGTCTGGATAGTTATATGCATTTTTAATACCCTCTAGTTCTTTAGCCACGGCCCCGTCTTTGTTCATAATTTTAAGTAATTTTTCTTCATCATTCTTACATCCATATTTATTAATAAATGAGTCCGGGTTTTCTGTATACAATTTCATATAAGAAGCTAACACTTCCATTAAATCTCTTACTAATACAATACATTTAAAAGGTCGTTTGTAGTGTATCTTCATCAGTTCAAAGTTCCCTGGATTACCTGTAGCCATTACAGGTCCTCGATCAATGATTACTCTCTGAGGCCAGTCTTTATAATAAACATCATAGACTGTATCTAATATATTATTTAATGATTTATGATCTGGATAGTTTTGAAATACATCTGTTTTTT